ACGATCACATCAAAACCAGTGATAAAATGCCACCAGTTCTTATTTTCAGCAAATAAATGCATAACTTTTCTCCTTTATGCGAGTTTTTTATTGCAGGGATTTAAAAGGGGGACATAACGCCCCCCTACACATTGAAACTACCGAGCCATTTGAGCGATACGACTGTTGAATGCGTCAATGCCCCAATTGCGAGATAGCTCTCTATTGAAACCAACCCTGAAACCCTTTACCACTACACCTTTCTTATTCTCGTAAGAGGTAGGCGTTGAAGTAACATCACCTTTCCATTGCAACTGCTGTCTGGTAAGCTCCAGCTTTTCTGTTATCACAGGGACTTCAGAGGCGTCGTTACAGAATACAGACGCTGAAGTTGCGGTGTCTACAACTGACTGGACTTCTTCATCTGTCAATTCAGCTAAGGGTTTATCTGATAGTATCTTATCAAATGTCTTGAGCCTTGCATTGAATACTGACCATTGTATGTTCATAAGTTCTCTCCTTATAAGAGTTATTGATTAAAATTATCTGCACCTTCGACGAGGGAGCCACGACGTTGCGGTTATGTGACTGGTCTCGATACGTTTTCTCAACGAGTTTGTGACCCGGCACCAACCGTAACGACGGGGGTAGGGGTACTGTATATCTCTCACACCCATTCTAAACCTATTTTTTCAAAATGGTACGTGGAGATATGGAGTTCTGTTATTTTATTTTTTCGTAATGAAAAGTAAACAACTACAAGAAGTAGAACGTTATAACCCCAAAACGGGTCATTTTGAGATGGTCAGCGATGTCAGCGATGACGAAATGATTGAGATATTAAGTATTTTTAGCGCAGAACAGCGTATTATGGACAGAACAATAAAGATCAATGATTGGATGTATAATATGAAAGGAATGCCCCACATTGAATACGACTGATATGCAGGGATTATACAACAGTATATATAATACTGTAGTAATACTACTGTTATATATATATAACAGTAATATATATGGAACTGTTACGTAACACAACAGATATATTATTTAAGTATACTATTATAACAGTTACTGTATAGATGGACTTTATTTCCAGAAGATTTAAAAAGAACGACTATCAAAATGTCACCTATCCTGTATACACCGAAGAAGAAGCAAATAATAAAGAAATAGAATACAAGTCTTGGAGGGAGTGTCAGGTAGGTGATTTTGGTCTAAGTGATGATGGGTATGTTTCTGAATGTATCTATCGTAAAAAGTTCAAGAATAACGAACAAATGACCTTTCCCTATGGGAGGCAATGGCTGAGTGAAGGCGGTAAGCTGAAATACATACCTCATAGAGAAACGGGTCAATATACCCAAGTGGGTGTTCTGACGTGGGATCAGCAAGAGGCGAATAAGACCAGAACCAAGAATGCTGTAAAGCTATATGCTGAAATGATGCTGAATGGAGATAGTATTAATTGGGAGGTCATAGGTAAGGCATATCGCAAAGACCAGGAGCGACCCGACCTTACGGCAAAAAGACTATTTAAAAAGGAAAGTATACAGAAAATGTTAGACAAAGAAATACAAAAAGCCCTAAGTGACAGGAATATAACCCAAGGGGATGTATTGGATATATTATTAGAAGGAATTGGTGTTGCAAAAGAAAATAAGGATGCTTCCAATATCCTGAGAGGCGCTGAACAGTTCATTAAGATACTTGATATGCTGCCAAAGAAGTCTATGCAGACAGATACGGTTCAAATAGATATGACCAATACTATTCTGGATAAGATAGCTACGGAAGAAAAGAAAAGTTTAAAGATGTCCCAGAAGAAGGAGGTTTATGATGAGCCGTACAAAGCAGAAGAAGAAGAATAAACCCGCATTTCATAAAAAACTGGTCGTTATAGAGTGTAAAGACAGGGATAAGCTACTTTCTTTTATGAAAGTAATGGAAACAGTAGGTAGTGATATGGAAATAAAGGTCACAGATGGAGAAACGCATTACTATTTTGGGTCAGATTATTAAAATTGGCTAAAATAGAGCAACAAACCAAGATTTTACAGAAACTCAAGCACGATATGATGATGTTTGGTAAGGTCTGTATGCCAAATATGTTTTCAGCAAACTCTCCGGACTTCCATTATAAGATGGCAGAGACATTGATGAATCCCGATATGAAGCAAGTCAACATTGTTGCTCCTAGAGGACACGCTAAATCATCTATTGTAGGTGGAATATTCCCATTGCACCATTTAATGTTTGCAGAAGGGCAGAAATTGGTAGTGCTGGTGTCTAGAACGCAAGACCATGCGGTCAAATTACTTGGATTACTTAAAGATACGATGGATTTTAGCGATACATTCCGTTCTTTGTTTGGATATTGGGGGTCTCATAGTGCAAAAAGTTGGTCAAAGAGCGAAATTGAGCTAAAAGATGGGTCAATGGTCATCTGTAAGGGTACGGGTCAGCAGTTACGGGGTATAAAAGTAGGAAATCAACGTCCAACACTTATTATTGTGGATGACCCGGAAGATGAGAATAATACAAAGACCTCACAAGCAATGGAAACCAACCTTAGATGGCTACTTCAGAGTGCGGTTCCATCTTTAGACCCTATCAAAGGACGTATTGTTATTATTGGAACCCCTCAGCATCAACGATGTATGGTAGAGACCTTGCAGGATATGCACGGATGGGAGAATATGACCTTCAAACCAGACTTTAATAAGAATATTGCCTTATGGGAAGACTGGTGGAGTATTGAAAAATTACTTGAAAAGAAAAAAGAACTAGACTCTATCAATAGATTATCTGTTTTCTATAGAGAGTATGCCTGTGAGATCGTGGGAGATGAAGACCAATTGTTTCAAGCAGATGATTTTTCGTACTACGAAGGAGACTTTCTCCGTAAAAAAGGCAAAAACTATTTAAAGATAAACTCTTTGGATAACTCTAAAGCAGATAAACTGGTTCCTATCAATGTATTTACAGGGGTTGACCCTGCATCAAGCGTAAAAAGAGGGGCTGATTACTCTGTTATATTCAATTTAGCAGTTGATGATGAAGATAATCGCTATGTATTGCCTTATTATAGAAAACGTGCCACTCCATTAGACTTGGCAGAGGCTATTGTAAGTAATTATCGAAAATATCGACCTGAAAAAACAAGAATAGAGTCTGTGGGTTATCAGGAAATGCTTCGTGAGTATGTTATTAAACGTTCTCAGGAAGAAGGGTTATTCATACCGGGACTCAATATTAAAGAAAACCCAAGAAATTCTAAAAGCAATCGCCTTGAATCGTTACAACCTATTTTTGCAAAACGTAAGATATTTATGAAAAAGGACGACCAGAACCTCATTGATGAATTGTTGCTTTTTCCTAGGGGAAAACACGACGATATACTCGATGGGATGTATTATGCCAATAAAGGTTCGTTTACTCCATACCACGAAGTAGAGGATGCTCCACTATTAAGCACTAAAAGGTTCAACATATTCAATGATTGGCAATTAGTTTAATATAGTACGTTGAGAGATGGATTTCTCTCTTGATAAAATTGCGCCAGTTTTTTCCACAGGACATTATTGGCACATACGAAACACCCCGAAGTATCAAAATCTGAAAAGCTTTTAGACAATTACCACGAAGGTAGAGCAACGTGGGCTACTCAAGCTATGGAAGATGATGAATTCCGGAATAATCAACAATGGAAAAAAGCGCACAAGGATGTTTTGGCGCAACGCTCTCAAGTTCCTATTGTTGATAATATTATTTACCCCGCAGTAGAACAGGCAAAAGCACTTCTTACCGCTAATAAACCCAAATTCCAGTCTACCGGTAGAGATGACTCCGATGGCAAGGTTGGAAGACTGTTCTCCGATATAATGGCATACATCTGGGATATCTCCAATGGCAATGTAGAATTAAAACAAGTTGTGGATGATTATTATGTAAAGGGAATGGGGGTCATGCAGACCTATGTTGATGGATTGTCCGATTTTGGTAGAGGTGATGTTAAAATAAAAAGTATAGACCCCCTAGACCTGTATCTAGACCCTAACTCAAAAGACACATTCGCCAGAGACTCTGCTTGTATGATCGTAGCAAAAAGAGTTACGGATGAGCAAATAAAAACTGTTTATCCATTTGTTGCTGATAGGATTGACGAAATGATGACCTCAAGTAGCAATAACAGATATCCATCTACCTCCAGAGATGGTTCAGAAGACCAACAAGTTGGGCCTACAGAAGATGACGATGGTTATTATAAGCATTATGAGGTCATTGATAGATATGAGAAAGTAAAACTTCCTTATTTCCACATTCTTGACTCCATTACCGGTGAAGAGAATATCATGAATGAAGAAGGATTCAATGAGTTTGTTGAAGAACCGGCAGTTGTAATGGAAACTGCTCAGGGAGTACAGCACGTCACAGAAAATAATGCGGTGTTAGAATTGTTGCAAGTGTACCAAAGCACCGGTGGTGTCTACCATATGATGCAAGACCCTGTAACGGGGCAACCAACAATGATGCCTGGGGAAGAACATGAAGGTGCCATACCCGGAACAACTACAAGATTGAACATTGTGACCAATGCGGAGATGATAGAGGAGGGAGTTATTGTTCTTAATCGTGTTATGGTGGATAGAATTCAACGAATACTGTCTATTGGTGGTCTACTTGTAGATAATTTGATTATGGATGTGGACGAATACCCAATAGTGCCACTTATGAATAGGCATAATAGAAATCCATATCCAATGAGTGATGTGCGATTTGTAAAACCCATACAGGAATACATCAACAAATTAACCTCTCTCATCATTGCACACGCTTCCAGCTCTACAAATACTAAGCTATTGATACCAAGAGGGTCAATGGACAGAAAACAATTAGAGGAAGAATGGTCTAGAGCCGGAACTGGAGTTATTGAGTACGACCCTGAATTGGGTCAGCCTATTGTAGCGGGACCGATACCACTTCCAAATGAATTATATAAGAACAAAGAAGATGCAAAAGTAAGTATTTATCAAATATTGGGGATTCATCCACTCTCTCAAGGAGACCCCAGTGCAGCTCCTCAGACCTATAAAGGAACAGTGGCTATTGATGAATACGCTCAACGTCGTATCAAATCGAAACTAGACGATATTGATGAAATGTTGAATCAGGTAGCAAAAGTAGTTATTCAATTGATTCAACAGACATACACCGATGAGAAAGTTGTTCGATTAATGAAGCCAGACGGCAGAACTACACAAGCAACATTGAATAAACCCGTTTATGATGATTTTACTGGTGAGATAGTCGGGAGGGTCAATGATGTGACCATTGGTAAATATGACCTTATTGTTGTTAGTGGCTCCACTCTACCATCTAATCGTTGGGCAAGATTTGATTACTATATGCAACTCTATCAAGCGGGTATCATAGACCAAGTTGAGGTTCTAGAGCAGACAGAGGTTGCAGATACGGAAGGTGTATTAGAAAGAGTGTCTATCATATCACAACAACAACAGACCATACAGGCACTTGAGGAAGAATTAAAAAGAATTAAAGGCGACCTTCAAACGACTGAACGTGAAAGTGTTCACGATAAAAAGAGGGTCGAGATTGAAAAATTTAAACGTCAGTTGGGCAGAGCGAGTGACAAGACCGCTAAAGCAGTGGAACTCTTTGAAGCTCGTTTAGGTGACCAACTGAGTATGGAACGGGAAACGGAAGCTGAACCAGAAACACCGGTTGCTGTCAGTTAGACAAATCGGATAGGAGATAGCATGGAAGAACAAGTACAAGACATCGTTGCTGAGGAAACTACAAACGATGAAGCAGTTGCACAAACTGACGTATTAGAGCCATTTGACCCCACTTTTGACCCAGATAGTGGAATGTTCATGGCAAACAACGTGGCTGAAGAGCCACAAGTAGCAGAGCAACCTCAGGAAACCCCTCAGGAAGAACGCTACGAATATTGGCAAAGTAAGTATGACCAACAGGCGAGTGAGTACAACAGAATGCAAGAAAAAATGAAGGAATTAGAGAATGTGGCGCCTATCGCAAAGCATATCGAAGAAAATCCTTGGATCCTTGACAATGTTGCATCATCACTCTCTGGTAACACCCCCAAGGTTGCCGGCAACACCGAATCAAGGGGCTTACCAAAGAAACCGGAACGTCCTAGTAAGCCAAATAACTATGACCCATCAGAAGCCTACATGGATCCTGAGTCTTCGAGTTTCAAGTATCGTGACTCTTTAGATAACTACCGTGAAGACTTGGTCTCGTACCAAGAGAACATGGAGTCTTATCGTGAAGAGCAACAGAACAAGCAGTATGAAGCTCAACAAAGACAACAGCAGGAAGCAATGGCTGTACAACAACAAGAAGCGATGGCGAGAAACCTACAAGAGAGTTATGGATATACTCCGGATAGAGCCACAGAGTTCATCAAGTATTATTCATCTCCTGACAGTATCTCACTTGAAAATCTAGTTGCTTTGGACAGACTTAGAAATGCTCCAA